CCAGCCGTACGGCACCAGCCACCGGCACGCGCCGGTCAAGTTCACTGGTCACAAGACGGTCGGGCTCTGTCTGGCGGACGACGTTCCCTTTGGCTCGCTGGAGCGCGTCGAAGCGGACGGCTCGGTCGTGGTCGCCTGGCTTGGCTCGGTTCTCTACGCCGGCTCGGCGAGCGCCGGCTCGGCCGTTGTCGGCGACGGCGCGGGCGGCGTCAAGAACGCGACGGGAGCGGGCCGGGGCATCGCCGGCTCGTCCGAGGGCGGGCGCGTCGTCGTCTTTCAGTAAACCGGCCCGTGAGTAGCCACATGGCCGCTGTTTCGACCAGAGGGAGCAACACGGAATGATCACGACGCGAGATCGGGCGCAGGAGTTGGGCAAGCGCCTTGGACTGGAGAGCATGGAGCGGGCCTACCGGGCCGGCATGAACCTCTCCCGCTGGCTGGAAGAGCAGGATCCGAGCGCCGAGTACACCGACGGCCTCGACGCCTTCGAGCGGCAGCTCGCGCTGCATGGCATCACCACGACGACCAACCGGGAGCGTGGCTTCTACGCCGATCGCTTCGAGAAGTTCGAGGAGGTCGGCGAGGCGGGCCGTGCTCTCCAGATCGAGTGGATGGCCCGCCAGTACCGCAAGGTCGCCGGCATGACCCGGAGCATGTTCAGCTCGGACGGCTCAGCGGTCGGGACGATCATGCGGCCCTACGTCGACGCCGCCCAGGCCCGCTACGCGCAGATGTCGCCGGCGATTCCGCTGGCGGAGCTAATTGCGCTGCACACCCAGATCGACTCCAACGTCTACCGGGCGCTCTACCTGAACGACGACGAGAAGGAGTACCGGATGGTCCGAGTCGGTGAGGCCGCGGAAATCCCGGGCGCGACGCTGACCGAGGGCGAGCGGCCGATCGATCTCTTCAAGTACGGTCGCAAGCTCAAGATCAGCTACGAGGCGTTGCGCCGCGTGCCGATCGATACCGTCGCCTTCTACATCGCCCGCATGGCGATCCAGGCCGAGGTGGACAAGGTCAAGACCGTGCTCGACGTGATCGTCAACGGCGATGGCAACATCGGCACGGCGGCCCAGGTCATCAAGCTCTCCGACCTGGACGGCGGCGCCACGCTCGGCACACTGACCCTGAAGGGCTGGCTCGCCTTCAAGATGAAGTTCCGCAATCCCTACGCCTTGACCCACGAGCTGGCGCGGGAAGACGCAGTGCTCCAGCAGCTCCTCCTGACCACTGGCAGCGCCAATGTGCCGGTCCTGACTCTGGCGGGCGCGGCGCACTTTGGCGGTTTCACCCCGATCAACCCGGCCCTCGGCGACAACGTGCGTTACGGCATCACCGACGATGCCCCGGCGGGCAAGGTGGTTGGCATCGACGCCCGCTACGCCATCGAACAGGTCAGCGAGATCGGCGGCACCGTCCAGGAGTCGATGCGCTGGATCACCAACCAGACGCAGGATCTGGTGTTCACCGAAGTCGAGGGCTACGCGGTCATCGACAACAAGGCGGCCAAGATCCTCGATCTCGCCAGCTAGTCCACCACTTGATGCGATCACCGACCGGGCGGACGCTGGCCCGGACCGGACAAAACGGGGGAGGGGCGGCGCTCGCGAACTGAGCGCCGCCCCCTGCTGAAATAGAGGGGGCACCATGAGCACGTCGATCAGCAAGATGACCCGCGAAGAGCTGGAGGCGGAGGCGGCCCGGCTTGGCATCGAGGGGGTGGACCAGATTCCGACGATTAAGGAGTTGCGGAGCCTGATTGCCGCGTACGCCGAGCAGACGGGCGACTCATCCGAAGATGACGAGCGCGGCCCGGATGCCTCGGGAAGCCCGCAAGGCGACGAACCGGGCAATTCGGATGCGGGCGGTGTGGGAGGAGGGGAGGGCACTCCGCACTCTCCTGAGGCGTCCCCGGGGTTCACCGCGCGCGGGACGGACGAACTGCCCAATATGCCGGAGGGCTGTGTGATCGTCCATGGACTGGGATCGACCGACCGCTGCGCCTTCTTCGAGCAGGAGCGCCGCCACCCGGACGGCGAGGTGTTCGTGCGGGGCGGCGAATTCGCCATCGCCTACCCGACATCACGGCTGATGCGGCAGGTCGGTCGCACGCTCTCGCTGGTCGAGCAGGCCGGGGCTGGGGAGGGATAAAGGAGGTCGCCCGTGACGGTCCTCGATCCCGAGCTGATCGCTTCCATCCGCACCCTCATCGGCGTGAGCGAGGCGGTGCTGCCCGACGCGGTCCTGGCCGATCCGCTGCTCAGTGGCGCGGCCGAGCAGCAGGTTCACCTCCAGATCGGCGAGCCAGGCTACCCGCAACGGCCACCGGCCGAGCAGGCGATCATCCGCACCGCCGTCGCCTACCGCACCGCCGCCGCCGCGCTGGAAACCGGCCCGGTCCGCGAGGCGCTGTCGACCCAGAGTGAGCAGTTCTCGCAGCAGTACACGGTCCGCCGCACCGCTCCCGACATCAGCGGCTGGGCGGCCCGGCTCCGCCTCCAGGCCGACGACGCGCTGGCCCCGCTGCTGGCCCACGCCAGCGGCGCCACCATGTTCAGCCTGGCGTCAGGGAGGCGGGGACGATGAGCCTGCTCATCGGTCTCGACGCCGCTCGCGCCCGGCTGCTTGCCTACATGACGGCGGCCGGAGCGCGGGCCACGATTCGCCGCAAGGTAATCATCTATAGCGAGGAGGGACTGCCGCTCGGCGACTCGTGGCAGACCATCGCCGCGGACGTGCCGGTGCTGACGGAAACCCGACGCTCGTCCGCCGGCCGCATCGACCTGCAGACGGCCACCGCCGACGACACCCATCACCGCGAGCTGACCCTGCCTCACGACACCGATCTCCGGGCCGGCGACCGCCTGACCGTCACCGCTCCCCAGGGCACCGGTATCGACCCGGACCAGGTGCTGACCATCTCGGCGGTCGACATGCACTCGCTGGCCCCGGCGCTAAACGCCACCGGCACCATCGAGGAGAACGCGGTCGAGCCGCACCTGATCACGATCGAGCGCTGGGACGAGACAGTCGGGGAGTATGTCGTCATTCTGCGCCAGCGCGCCCAGGTCGTGGTCAGCCGGCCGGGGACCGGAGTCGCACAGCGGGGCGCGGCGGGCGCCCGCGTGGCCGGCACCCTGATCCTTGACCCGGCGCCCGCGGTCGCGCTCATCCCCGGCGATAGCCTGCTCGGCGTCTCCTGGGCCAGCGGCGCCACCCTGACCCGGATCTTTCCGGTTGTCGGCAGCCGGCTGGAGGTCGCCTTCGCCTACACCCTGGGGTCGATGGGCTGATGGCAACGGGGCGGGTCCGCATCGCCTGGGAACGGGATCCCGGCGCCGTGGCTGATGGCCTCGACAACTGGTGGGCACGAGTCGAGCAGAACCTGACCCACGAACTGGCGCGGGTGGGCGACCAGATGGTCGCCTACGCCCAGCGGGCGCACCCCTGGACCAACCGCACCGGCGAGGCCGAGGCCGGCCTGCACAGCACCTTAGAGGCGGGCGGCGACGCCTTCACACTCACCTTCGGTCACCGGGCGCCGCACGGCGTCTACCTGGAATACCGCTGGGCCGGCCGCTGGGGCATCGTTCCCGAGACGCTGACGATCGCGTACCCGCTGGTGATGCGGGCGGTCCTCAACGCCCTGAAGGGTTAGCGCCATGTCGATACCGCTTCCCACCATCCAGAACGGGATCGCCGAGCTGCTGCGGGGCGATCCGGAGCTGGTCGCCCTGCTGCCGGGAGGCATCTGGACCCGACGCATCCGCCCGAACGACGGCCCGCCGGAGGCGCCGAGCCCCGGCTCCACCCCGGAGGCGTTCGACCACGCCGGCCGGATCCGACGCTGTGCCGCGGTGCTGAACGGGCTGGCCCCGGAGAATCCGCTCGGTCCGGTCGGCGCCTTCTATTCCTTCCCTGAAGTCTGGCTCCGCTGCCTGCCCCACGAGACGGACAAGCAGCGCCTCGAGGCAGCAGCCCAGCGGATCATCCGCTTGACCGAGGGGGCCAGGGTGTCCCTGCCGGGCGGCGGCGCGGCGATCCTGACGATCGCGGCGCGGATGATGCCGTATGACGACCCGGATCTGCCGCCGGCCGTGGTAGACATGATTCGAGTCCAGGCGGATGGCGTGTGGAGGTTCACGGAATGAGTGAGACAACGGTACAGCCGATCCGGCCCTTCTCGGCCAAGCGGATCAAGGAGCTGACCACGGCGATCTGCCAGCATGGCCTGATGATCCCCGAGGGCTACACCTTCGATCCCCGCCGCAATCCGCCCCTTTTCCCGACACCGGAACCCAGGGTAGCCATTGCGCTACCTAAAGATGTCGATGAGGATACGGGGCCGCCCTGCCTGCCTTGCGACGGCGCCTGCACCGGCGTCTGCGATCCGGCCGGGGACGACCCGGAGGGCAGCGCACCGTGAGCGCCGCCGTGACCGCGACGAAGTGGCAGGACCGCCCGAGCAACGCCCCGCTGGTCGACGGCGAGCGGC